AATCACTAACGAATCTATACATATTGGAGATGATGAAAAGACAACTTTTGAAATATTCTTAGCTCCATCTGGTTGGTCATGCAGCTTACTATATGGACCTTTATTAGAAAATCCATTTAAGTTCAATGCCGAAAACTATCTTTATATTGATACAACTAACCAGCAGTATCAATACTCTTCTGTTCAAACTGTAACCCCAGGGGAATATGGTGTTATACTAAACACAACCATTTTACCATCACCACCAGCAGAAGCGACTAGTTATGGTATTCAAGCTGTTTTTCAAAGCCCACAAGGGGACTATATGTCCACTAATGCAATAGAAATTGATATTGGATATGTGGACTTTGTTAGTAGAGAGTTAGAAAAGTCCTTTACAGTGGTAGAAAGAGATATATCAAATCTTTTAGTAACTGAAGAAGAAATTGCGTTATCTTTTGAAAACTTAAAAGTTCAACCTGCGTCTAGGAAAGTATACAATCTTATTTTAGAAAAAATAAGAACTGATTCTGGGCATTTATCTAGAAAAGTATTTTATGAAACTTTAAAGCAGCTTATAGCTAGTTTTGGAAGCGTAAAATACGTTGATGCTAACAATAATGTGGTCCCTGTAAAATGCTTCCACTCTTCCCCAGAAAGAACTATAGCATCACTTTATTCAGGTAACAACATTACCCTTCCAGTCCTTACAATAGGTGAAGTTTCTACTCAATCCAGACAGGGGGAAGGTAGCAGATATAGCCCAATTTTAGTCCATGAGAAGTTCTGGGATCCTAAGAGTCAAAGAGCAAAAAGAATACTTAGTTTAGCACCAAGACCAATAACCTTAACATATAATCTGAATATTTGGACAAAATTTAAAAATGATTTAGATCAAATTAGAGAATTTATATTACTTATGTTTAACCCTGATTTAGAGGTTAAGACACAATATAGCAATATTACTAAGGCGTATATTACTTCGGAATCCGATGAATCTACGTTAATAACTCAGGATGCTCAAGATAGGGTTCTACGAAAGACTATATCAATTAACGTGGAGACCTGGGTCCCATATCCCAAATATTTGTATACATCATCAGGTAAAATTGAGACATTTAACTTTGAGTTTGATATATATAAATAATATAAAATTTTTTAGATTAATTAGCTTATGGCTAATATAAATATTAATAGGAAAATGGCTAAAAAAATAAAAATAGTTAAAAATTCACAAGGGGCAAGCCCTTCAAAAGTTAAAGTCATTACGCCACCAAAGGCTGTAGTTACTGGGAAAGTATCTGTACCTACAGTTAAAAAATCTGTCAGTACAGTTAAATCTAAGCAGGTTTCTATGAGTGCTAATAAAATAATTAAGAATGTTTCCCTTCAGGGCTTAGAACTGTTTATAAATTCTGGTAAAGGTCCAGAGGCTATCTGGCTCGAACCCAGAAAGTCTTTTAGATTAAAAGAGAATGAAATTACTTCTCAAATTCTTACTTTAGAGAAGAGAAGACTTCTCAGAATTACGAGTGTATAGGTAAAGTATAATGGCAAAAATACCCACTAGTCCAGCAGTAGTCTACATTGAAAAAGATAATTCATTTTATCCACCAAATATTGATTCTTCAATAGTGGGTATTATTGGCTTTGCTTCTAAAGGTGAACCAAACAAAGCTGTCTTGATTACAACCCAAGAACAACTTATTAATGAGTTTGGTGAACCAAGTGAAAGCATTTATGGTCAAGGATTGGAAGGGGCTTTAGAAATCCTAGAAGCAACAAATCAAATGAGATTTGTTAGAGCCCTTCCATCGGATGCCAAGGAAGCATCCTCTTACATTCAGTTTGGATCTTGCCCAGCAATTAAGTTTGATGCTATGGGCTTTGGTATAGAGAAAGACCTATATCTAAAAGTTCAAGTTACTGATAACAATGGTGTAGAGAAGTTCTCACCAATGAAAGAATTTTCTTTCGATTCTGCAACATTAGGTTCCTTATATGATAACCAAGCAGAGGCAATGGCTTCTATCATCGGTAAGGGCGAAACAGTTGATGAGCATGTGTCAATAGTTATTGATCCAGATGATATGGATACTTGTTATCTTGTTGGCAACTATGCAGGATCCAATGCTTCCTTAACGGTTTCATCCTTTTTGGATAATACATTTGAAACTCCAATAAAAGCCTTTGAAGTTATTGACTCAGAAGGAAATAATATTATTCCTCCCCCGGTAGCTGACCCTAAAATAGTATACATCCCTAACCTACTTTATTCAGGTAGTGTGGCTGAAGCACTTTTTACTACTGGTAGCCTGGATTTAACAGATCTTAATGGAAGTTCAATTACTTATTCTGCAACTTATTTGACCGCCGTTGGAGCCACAAGAGAAATAAAGGAAACATCCTTTTTTGTTACAGGTAGTGACTTTGGTGATATTGGCAGTGTAGAATACCAGGAATTTTATGGTGTCTTCACTGGGACTACTGCTTATTATGACCTAACTTCATTTGGTGTAGAAGTAATATTATTAAATACTACATCAATTGGCTTTTCGTCCGCAGATATAGGTGATTATGCAAAACTACAATTCGGTGTTACTGGCGCTCCCGGTCAGTTTAATGAAGGGGCACTTACAGGTATTCTAGGTTTACAAGGTGGTACTACAGACGGCAACTATAGGTATTTTGTTGGAGTTACCGGTGCGGCTGGAACTGATACTAAACTATCAGATATAGATCCTAATAATAGAAGTTCTAAGGCTCATGGTGATGGTACCAAATTTCAGTTTTTTGTTACTGGAGTAGATGGGAGCATCTATGACGCTACTGCTTTATATGGTGAAAACTTTACAACAATTGAGGATCTAACTGTCTTTATTAATGGTGCTTTTGTTACGCCTGCTGTTACAGCGTCTTACGAAGATCAAAAAATTTATATTCAAGAAAATGCTGTTGATTATACAGTAGAAAATAACTATTTTGATTTCTATATGGCTACATCTCTTGAGGGTAATGCTCTTGGCTATGATTGGGAAGAAACTTTGTTAGATCCTGGAAGTAGACCAGGAGCAAAAATGCCGGATCCAGTTTCTGGCCTTGAACTTACAAGAGAGTCAATACAATATAAGGTTGAATCATTATTCCCTGGTGAGGGCTATAACTATGTGACCAAGGATGATGGAACTCCAAAGGGAGCTACCATAGAAGTTGACAACAGACCAGTGCAGAATGTTTTAATTACTGTCAATAATGATGGAGTCCAGGCAGAGACATTTGAAGTTGGAGTAGTTAAAGGTCTTAAGTTCTTTGAAACAGCAATCAATGTTGGAACGGATAACCCAACATCAGATTATATAAAAGCTAATATAGAACTAACAGGATCCGTAGACATTGAAGCTCTTACTGATTGGAGTGACAAGTTCACAGTTATTACTGGTGGATTAAGCGCATTTGATTCAGAAGGCAACCAAGTAAACCCAAGGTTCGTTAAGCCTCTTGAACTAGCTTCTAGGAAGCTTGAGAATGGGTCAAATGGTACAATGACTGGAGATGACGGTAAGACTGCTCTTATAGGAAACTCTGCTAATAAGACAGGTATATATGCTATTGATGATGATGCTTTTAACATCTCAATAGCTTCTGTCCCAGGCATTAGTGATCAGTCTGTCCAGAATACTCTTATTACTCTAGCAGAAAGCACTCAAAACTTCCTAGCAGTTCTTTCTCCACCAGTAGGGTTAGATAGTGCGCAAGATACCATTGATTGGATTAATGGTAGGTCAAGCACAAGAACTGCCGCTATCAATAGTTCCTGGGCTACTGTGGCGTGGCCATGGGTTCAAGTATTCAGTGTCTTTGACAGTAAGGATCGTTGGTACGACCCAGCAATCTTCTTGGTAAGACAAATGGTGTTTACTGATGCAGTTGCTGATCCTTGGTTTGCTCCTGCTGGATTCAGAAGAGGTAGATTAACTAAGCCAATAGCAACAGAGGTCCCAATGAGCCAGGGTGATCGTGATGCTCTTTATAGCAACGCAATAAACCCAATAGTTAACTTTGTCCCTGATGGTATCACCATTTTTGGACAAAAGACTACTCAAAGACTGGCATCAGCATTGGATAGAATCAATGTCCGTAGAATGATGATCTACATAAGAAAACTTCTGCTTGTTGTTGGCAGACAAGACCTGTTTGAGCCAAATGATGAGTTCACTTGGGAGATTATAACCGACAAGGCAGAAAGTGTTCTTCAGGACATTAAATCACGTCGTGGTATAACAGACTACAGGGTTATATGTGACGAGACTACCAATACTCCAATTCGTGTCGACAGAAACGAACTATGGTGCAAGATCCTTCTCAAGCCAACTAAGACTGCGGAATGGATTGTTTTTGAGGTCAACTTGACCAATCAGTCAGCTAAGTTTAGTGGATAATAAATATTATGGCAACTAGTAGATATAACACAGAATATAGACCATTCGAGGCAGGTAGTGATCTTCCAAAAGTTTCTACCTCTTTAGATTCAGTAAGAGCATACCAATTTGAAGTTCAATTCTTTGGTTTACCACCTGCGGTTTCAACACAACAAACTGATCTAACTTTAGCAGCAAAAGTAGTTGGTCCTGTAGGCATGAGCGTAGAAAACATTGCTGTTAGAAGAGTTAACGATCAAATGTTTTACCCTGGCTATGCCAACCAGGAAGACCTTACAGTTACCTTTGATAACCTCTACTTAAGAAGAACATCAGAAGCTTTATGGTCTTGGTTTAAATCAATTTATGATCCAATTACTGGTGCTCAAACTGCTGTTGCAGCCCCTGGTGGTCCAGGCAACAATACATTCAAAGCAAACAAACTCAGAATCGTTCAATTAGATAACACTAGAACTCCCCACGCTGCAATTGAGCTTTATGGAGTTTACCCAAGTATGGTTAGATTTGCTGAACACAACTATTCAACAAACGATTTCCATACTTTAGAAGTTACCTTCAAATACGATTTTATGGATTATTACAGGTACCAATAAAAAACTCTATAATAGAATATGAGTTATTTTAAAGAGCTTCTTGAGAGTTACAGTAACCTAAAGAAGCGGAGGCTGGTAATCCTTACTGAGCAGCCTGAAACTCAGAATGATGCAGGGTTTCAGG